AATCTCCTTGTACACCAAGGACATAACGGCCCCACCCTGGCTGTAGCCCCCCAGCCCGAAGTCGCCAGGGGTGTCGTCAATCATGTCGCAGACGCGCTTTGCGCCCTCATTGATCGACTGCATGCCGGGGAAGATTGCAGCTGCATATTCAATGTTTCGGACGTTCCAGTATCGCTGGTCGATCATACGCGGGAACGGGTCAGTGGCAGGATCGCCGTTCCACAGCAGCACCTGGCCGTCGAGGCCGGGGATTGGCACCGGGTCGCCACCGGGGATGGAGAGGACACCCTTGCCGAACACGTCAAACACCCGGCTGGTGCCGATGGCGTAGTAGAACGTCGGCTTGGGTGCTGTTCCTTGCTGCGCTGGTCGAGGCTGGCTGAACCATTCTCGGCCTTGTGATGCATCAGTGATCGGTGCCGGTGAGTTTGGTGAGTTCTGCTGCTGCACAAGCAGTTTGCGTATGGCGTTGTACACACCAAGCGGAACATGGAATTCGTAGTACATGTTGCTGGTGTAGTTGTTCGACACCGTCGTGCCGGGGAGCGGGACTGTCATTTATGTGCTCACAAAGGTTGCAGGATCAACCCAGTCACCGGCGAGGGTGTTGCCTCGGTTGGCAGTGAAATTCATTGAAACCGAAGACTCTTGGGCAGGGGCAGTGTAGGCAACAGCATATTCCGGCCAGTATGTCGTCTTGGGGCTGCTGCCTTCTTTGATTGGCAGTTTGTAGTGAAAGTCATCGGCAATGCCACCCGATGCCTGAACCTTCAGCTTCTTGTCCTCGACGTATGCGGCCTGGCTGGGCCAGGGGAATTGGTATGGCGTGCGGTCGGGATTGAGGGCAGGTGCCTTCATCGGGCTGATGCCGTACTTGCCGCCAGGGAAATTGTCTGGGCTGTCGGCTTTTTCGTAGTTCACCCAGTCGGTATAGGCACCACTGCTACGGAAGACTTCAAAGTTAGACTCGGGCCGCACTGATCCATCTGGTTGCAGGATGCCGTAGCTGACGGAGTCAATCGGTGACCTCTCACCGCCTCCGATGAGGTAGTAGTACGAGAACTCGCTGGTGATGCCGAATGCGCTGTAGGGGGCATCTTTTGGGTCGTCAATGGCATCGAAAAGCCATTGCTCCGACTCATTCAGGGTGTCTTGGAGATTGAGGTCGGTAGCCGTCATCGTTTTGATGACCGGTGATGCCGTAACGCTCTTCTGCACTTCAAAGTATGTGGAACTAGCGTTGATCGAAGATATCTTGACGGGGGCCAGCATCGACAACCCTTTGAGGTTGATGGTGACGATGGTTTCCATCGGTGATATCCGGTCGAGCATGTCCCGAAGCAGCCTGAACTCTTCGGGTGATAATTCGTCTTTGCGGGGACGCACGGTGATCTCGTTGCGGGCACTGACGGCACTGCGGCCCAGATTGTCGCCCAGCCCGAAAGAGTCCAGATATCTCCATGTTTCAAGCAGCGTGCAGTCCGTGCCGACAGCCGCCTGGACGCACATGCGGATACCCATCGGCGTGCCACCCAGAGAGCACGCCGCGAAGAAGTCTTTGATCCGTGCCCGGTACCAGGCATCCTTGACCCGCACCTCGTCCCACTGAGCGGACGTAAGCATGTCCGTCATCGAGTTGTACGGATATGACTCGGCGGGTGAGCGCCCTAGGAAATTGATCTTGGAGAAGATGTAGTCGAGATCGTTGAAGTAAATGGTTTCCAGAGCATTTGTGAGCCGGGTCATGAAGCTCTGATTGAGCAGGCTTCCGGCCCCGGTGGTGCCACAGATTGCGTCAACGAACTTGTACAGCAACGTATCTGGTGTCGCTGTGTAGACCTGCTCATCAAAGTGAGCCAGCCGAAGCTCGGTGGATATCGGCGGGAGCAGAGGGAATGGTGCAACCGTAGCCATTAAGTCGCGGCCTTCCGAAGAATCTTGACGTTGCGATACATCATGACTTGGTTGTCGGTCAGCTTGAAGTCCCCGGTCTTGATGGTGTCGGGGACGGTGTCAGAAGTGTTGGTGAACAACTGGATTCCGTAGTTCACGCTGTCTTCGGACTGTTCGGTGACCTTCACGTTCACCACACCCAGGCATTGCTGCACCGCCATGCAGAGGTTGGAAATCTTGAAGGAAGCCCCAAAGCTCAAGCCCTGGAAGTACTTTTGTAACCGGTTGACGATGGCATTGTTGACCACCAGCACGGAATATGCACGGTCATACTCGACGGACAAGCATGGCTGGACGTATTGGTACTCGGCCTGATGCACCAGGACATCGGTGGTGATCTGCTTGTTTTGCGAGATGAGCGAATTGACCACCTCAGGCACACGGTTGTACACGAACTTCAGTGTGAGTTCGGTGTTGTTGGCCGGGCCGCGACCCGAAAGCCATTCCAGCCCAGACACTTCCCGGTGACTGCCACTGAGTAGCGTTGTCTGGTTGGCGACGTTTCGGGTGGTTGTGCGAATCACGTTGTAATCGGTGCCCTGGCGATAGACGGTCCCGCCGATGGTGAGGGTGGGAGGGAAGCTGACCACAGGAACACTCCCCAGGCGCACGAACCTGCTGTTCGATGCCGGTGTGCTGTTATCCCCCAGACGCTCAAAGTTCCGGTTGTACAGTTCGTGCGAACTCAGGCTGGACAGTGTGGTCCCGGTGATGACTGTTCTTTCGATCACCGGGAAGGGGTCGATGCCATCAACGAAGACATCGACTTTGTTGGTGATGCCTTCGTTGGGGGCGTTGCGGGATGCCGATGGTGTGTACTGGAACTCCAGGTCGACAATGTCACCAACCGACAACGCGCTTCCGGTGACTCGGGTGAATGTCGGCGTGGTAGGCCCGGTTACGGTGAAGTCTAATTCTGGACGGTAGAACCTCTCGGTGGCCTGGCCTAGGTCGGTGAATACGCTTGCACCTTCACGCCACACCCATTTCACGCCGTTGGACGGGACAACCATTGAGTTGCTGGGGACTTCGATCTGGGTTTTGTACAGTTTGACCGGCCCGACAACGGTGGCCCGCGAGACGTTGATGTTCTGCAGTGCCAGCGAGATGTACCAGTCGCTCGTCCCGGCAATATTGCGGAGCAGTGTGTCTTTGAACCTCTGCCTAAGTGCCGCATCGGTTTCGGTGTCTACGCCGCCTGTGGTGGCGGCAAGGTTGGTGACGGTGCTGACACCGACCTGGGAGCTAACAGAGATGATGGAGTCGGGCGGGACGTTACCGGCACTGCCGATGACGGTACATTCCACCGGGATGTCGATGCTGTAGGTGCCCGCCGTCATCACTGCCGCCTGGATGGTAGCAAAACTCAGGCTCCCACCAGCCCCGGCCAAGCCGGGCTTGACGGTGAAGCGGGTACCCACCGGGATGGGGGTGTCGACTGAACTAGGGGTCGTCATCGTCATGCGCACAACACCCTTAGCAGGTCGGCCCTGGAGCCGCCCGATGCCGAAGATGCCGGTGAACTGCTCAAGCTCCAGGCCGACTTTGGTGTCGATGTCGAGCAGCGATCCCGTGAGGTACTGGCTGATGTAGGCGGCACTGATGGCCTCGGAGCATGCGTCGATGATTTTGCGCTCGGGAGTGCCAAGCTCGCAAGACAGACCGGGGGCCGTGGTCTGAAGTGTCGCAATGATATTGGCAGCAATATCGGCAGGGCTTTTCGGCATTGAGTTCTATACCCCTTGGGTCACGGCAATCATGGCCGGATTATTGTCGGCATTGCGCACAGCTACAGTAGCCGACACAGTGTCGAAGCTTATGGCGACATTGATCGCGTCGATGCTGTACAGAATCTCGGAATAGCTGTATTTGTGTGGGGCAGACTTGATTCCCTGCATCTGTACGGCCTGGTAGTTCTGAAGAATCCTGAGCACTTCACTCTGGATCATGGATCGGGTGTTGCTGTTGATCACTGACCCGATGAAATCCGGCAGTACTGAACCCATCTTGGGATGAAACCTGTCGATGCCGTAGCGCTCGGTAACCCACAGGCACAAATCCTGTTTCAGCTTCTCTGAACCGTAGACAATCGCAAGTGAATTGCCTTTGCGAACGAGGTCGCCGTCAGCCACCGCCAAGCTGTAAGTCACCGTACCTCCTCACCTCTTTTAGAGGGGAAGGCTAAGCCTCACAGTGTTTATTGGTAGGCGCGGAAGTACACCGCACCGTCCCTGCCGTTCTTCCCCAGGAACGGTCCAGCAGCTGAGTTACCGCCACCACCACCGGAGCCGGGGTTGGTGCTGGCATCTCTGGAATTGCCGTACCAGCCACCGATAGCGGATGGGTAGGTGACACCGTTATAGGTATATGCGCTAGTGGTTAATCCTTGACCACCATTGTTTTTGGCAATACCACCACCGCCACCGTTGGCCTGGGTGGTGTGTCCTGTCGAGGTACCGCCGTTGGTGCCATTGCCGCTACTGCCTATGCCACCGGCACCCACGGTATAGGCGAGTGTCGTAGTGCCCCAAGATATTGTGCTGCCTCGGGTGATGGTGGTGTAAGCGTATGAGCCACCACTGCCACCGGAACCCCAGGACAGGAAGTTGGACCCACCACCGGCACCACCGCCACCCATGACGATGATGTCGATTTTGTTGCACCATGCCGGGATGGTGTAGTTGCCGCTCCCAGCAACGGAGTAGGTGGTAGTTGTTGGCGAATAGCTGTTGTAATAGGTGAATACGTTTGTGCCGGTAGCAGTTCCACCTGGGGTGGTGATGACTATCGACTTCGCACCCTCGGTCCCGATGGTTGGGATAGTGACGGTCAGTAACGATGTGCTTTCGATGACCGTAGTGGCGGCTACCCCGCCCACGGTCACCGTGGTACCGGCTATGAAGTTGGTGCCACCGACAGAAATCTGCAGACCGGCTTTCCCTTGAGGGATATTGATTCCGGTGAAAGTAGGTGCCGGAATCGGTGCGATAACAGAAACATTTGCCGCGCTGCCCCACCCGTCAAAGCCGTTGACGGGCCGTATGGCACATGTACCTGTCGATACATTAGTTATAGGGATGACTGCTTGTGTGGTGGTCAAAGAGGTTGGATTTCGATACCCAGAGCCAAGACTCAGGCTGAAGAACGTGCCGTACGTCGGGTCGAAGTTCGTTCCGGTGATGGTGAGATTCTGCCCCTGCTGCACCGGGTTGGGTGAGAATCCGGTGATGGCCGGGAGGGGTCCAAGGTACCGGGTTGTCAATGCATTACTGGTGCCGCTTGATGTGCTGACCGTGACGTTGTAGTCGGCTCGGGTTTTCGATGGGAAGGTGCAGGTAATCGTGGTGTCATTAACC